AAACGCTGGCTACTTTATCTACCCAACCCTTCGTAAGATTCAGCCTGAATTGATTAAAAAATGGCAAGAAGCATTTTCCAAGATATTGAAAGAGTGGGATAAATAATGGCTGGCAGTAGAACGCTCAAGCTCTCGATTCTTGCTGATGTCGCTGATCTTAAGAAAAATCTTGATAGTGGCTCTAAAGAGGTTGAAGGCTTTGGCGGTAAGTTAGACAAGTTCGGCAAGGTTGCAGCAGCAGCTTTCGCAGCAGCAGCGGCAGCAGCAGCCGCCTATGCGGTTAAGTTAGCCGTTGATGGCGTTAAAGCAGCCATCGAAGATGAGGCTGCCCAGCTTCGTTTAGCCAATGCCTTAAAGAATGTTACTGGCGCAACCGAAGCCCAGATTTCAGCAGTTGAGGAGCAGATACTTAAAACTTCATTAGCTACTGGTGTTGCTGATGACCAATTGCGCCCAGCGCTTCAGCGCCTAGCAACTGCTACAGGATCAGTTACTCAATCCCAAGATTTATTAAATTTAGCTTTAGATATATCAGCTGCTACTGGCAAAAGCGTTGAGTCAGTATCTAATGCTTTAGGCAAAGCCTACGAAGGCAATACTGGCGCTCTTACTCGTTTAGGCGTTGGTTTATCTGCTGCTGAAATAAAGACTTTAGGATTAGAAGGAACAGTTAAGCAATTAGCCGATACGTTTGGCGGTGCAGCCACAGTTCAAGCAAATACTTTTGAAGGCCAGATAGCTAGACTTAAAGTCGGCTTCGATGAAGCTAAAGAATCCGTAGGCGCTGCATTATTACCTATGCTAAAAAATTTGATGGATTACTTTGTTAATACTTTGATTCCTAAATTTCAAGAAGCCAAAGCCAGAGCCGTTGATCCAATCATTAAAGCATTTAAAGATAACGAAGATACTCTGCGCGATTTATGGACTTTTATTAAAACTTTTCTTGTTCCTATATTTGAAAACGCCTTAGTAAATTCAATAGTGGCAGTAGGTAAAACTATTGCTGGAATTGTTAATATTGTTGCCACAGTTACTAGAGAAGTTAAAGATTTAGCTAATTCAGTTATTGAACAAATTAACAGAATTATTGCTGCTTATAACCGAATACCAGTATTGCCTAATATTGGATTAATTCCAAAAATTGGAACGGGTTCAACGGGTTCAAACATAGTAACAGGCGGAGGATTACCATTTGGCGGTTCTGTTGGTGGTGGAACTACTGGCGGTGGAACTACAGGCGGCGGAGTTACTGGCGGTGGAGTTACTGGCGGTGGAGTTACTGGCGGCGGAGTTACTGGCGGCGATGTAACTGTGCCAGTTGTCGGAGGCGTAATGCCTACTTTCCCATCTGTATTAGTTCCAAGCGGTAAAGCCATCCCTTCTAATTTTGATGTAGCTGCTGCTAGACGGGGCGAAGAACGCGGAAATGTTATTGTAAATGTCAATGCGCCCAGCGCAATAGATGAAGAAGGATTTACTCGGGCCGTAGTGTTAGCTTTAAACACTAGCAACGCTCGTAATGGCGGTGGGGGCGCAATCCTTGGCGGCCTAGTAGCGCAATGACCCTTTGGAATCCAGTTTATAGAGTTAAGGTTGATGGCGTAACAGTTACTAGCGCAACCCTTAGCGGCTTAACTATCACCTCGGGTCGCACCGATATTTATCAGCAACCTATTGCTGGTTACTGCAATTTAAGTCTTATAGAAACAGCTGAAGCTGCAGTTCCCTATGAAGTAAATGACGCAGTAACAATAGAAGTCCAAGACTCTACTGGCGCTTATGTAAATCTTTTTGGCGGATTTATTACTGACTTAGGTATTACAGTCCAAACTTCAGGATCAACAGCGACCAGCCAGCAGATTAGAATTGTTGCAGTAGGAGCTTTAGCGCGACTTGCTAGGGCAGTTTATACTGGCAACTTTGCTCATCAATTTGATGGAGACCGCATTGAGGAATTACTCAGCGGCGTATTATTTGACCAATGGAATGAAGTGCCAGCGGCAGAGGCTTGGAATGGTTATGACGCAACGACTCAATGGCAGGATGCTGAAAATAGCGGACTAGGAGAGATTGATACTCCGGGTGATTATGAGTTGCACTCAGAGACTGGACTAAACGACACAGTTTATAATTTAGCTTCTAGGTTTGCCACTAGCGGACTTGGTTATCTCTATGAGGATTCTCAGGGCCGTATTGGGTATGCTGATTCAACTCATAGAAGCCAATACCTAGCAACTAATGGCTATGTTGATCTTGATGGCAATCACGCCATTGGCCCAGCTCTTTCCATTGTCAAGCGCGCTGGCGATGTCCGCAATGCAATAACAGTCGGCTATGGAACTGGCAATGCAGAAGTAAGCGATGAAGATGCAGCTTCTATATCTCTTTACGGCCAACTAGCTACCACAATATCTACCACCTTGCGCCATAGTCACGATGCGGCTGACCAAGCAGCCTTCTATCTACTTATTCGCGCTTATCCTCAATTTGCCCTACGGCAGATAACCTTTACTACGGCTAATCCAGAAATTGACAATGCCGACCGAGATAGCCTTTTAAATGTATTTATGGGTATGCCGTTGAATATTACTAATCTGCCATCCAATATGACCGATGGCGAGTTTCAAGGATTTGTTGAGGGTTGGACTTGGACTGCAGGTCTCAATCGCCTAGACCTGACTATGAACCTATCGCCTATAGCTTTTAGCCTTCAAGCCTTCCGTTGGAACTCAGTACCAGCGGTAGAGAGTTGGAATACAATAAACCCATTACTGGAATGGTATAACGCTACAATTGTGGCATAGGAGACTAAATGGCAACGACTACTAATTACGGCTGGACTACCCCTAACGATACTGATCTTGTCAAGGATGGCGCAGCTGCAATTCGCACATTGGGAAGCTCAATCGATACAACGACAAAGAACTTAAACCCACAAACAACTACTGGCGCACTTGCTTATAGATCAGCAACTGCCAATGTAAATACTGCTTTACCTATTGGAACTAATGGTCAGATTTTAGCCGTATCAGGCGGAGTCCCAGCTTGGATTAATAACGACCAAGGCGATATAACTGAAGTTCAAGCTGGTGTAGGTATATCAGTAGCAAGTGGTACTGGCCCGATACCAGTTATTACTAATAGCTCTACTGATCTTATTACTACCGCAGGAGATTTACTTTATGGGACAGCAGCAGACACAGTAGCAAGGCTAGGCATTGGAACAGCAGGTCAAGTTCTTAAAGTCAATTCTGGTGCAACTGCTCCTGAATGGGGTGCGGTGGCTGCGCCAGCTTTTGCTGGTTGCTCGTTAAAGCGTTCAACAAATTTAACGGTTTCAAGTGGAACAGTAACTCAAATTGAATGGGACGGAGAATTTTTTGATACAGATTCATATCACAATAATTCAACTAATCCAAGCAGGATAACAATTCCATCAGGCAAGGGCGGTTATTATTTATTGGTTTATAATCAATTATCTGCAAATACTTTGGCGGGTGGTTTCGTCACCTTTAGATTTTACAAAAACGGAGCGCAGATTAGACAAGCTGTAAATCAATCAGGTAGCAATACTGGTGGATATTTATTTCAATCATTTAGTGTAATAGTTGATGCCGTTGCAACAGATTATTTCGAGACCTATGTTTCGCAAAATAGCGGCGGCAATCAAGTATATTATTTTGATGCTTTAGAAGCCCTTAATTCTAATTTCTCTTGCACTTATTTAGGAGCATAAATGATTAAGTTTAATAGACCAGAAAATCTAAACGGCACAGAATTATTGGATGAATTGAAAAATGCTGGTGTAACAGTAACTGATTTACCTATGGACAATGGTAAAAATGGTTTTTGGTTAAACATTAGTGAAGCCGATAAAGCCAAAGCAGAAGCCGTAGTCAATGCCCATAACGGCACAACAGTTGCACCTCAGCCAACAGTAGAAGAAAAGTTGGCTAGCGTAGGTCTTAACTTAGACGATTTAAAAACAGCTCTAGGCTTATAGCTTAATCGTTTAAGATAATGAATAGACTATGTGCAGCTGGTGTCCAATTACGGGAGCAAATCGATGACGATTATCCTGATCGCGATAGGAAGTCTGACGGCTGGATTGCTGATGCTCGGCACATTGCGAAAGGCAATTCT